TCCAAGTATTAAACGATTTAGCGAAGGAGCGGGAGAATGCCAGCAAGAGTAAAGGGCGCACTCGAACTTCGCGAGGCTCTTAAGAAGTTTGAGCCAGACCTTCTTAAAGAGACTAACAAAGAAATTGCAAGTTTCCTCAAGCCTGTTGTGAAACAAGCGAGGGGATTCTTGCCTTCTAATGCCGATGCACCTAGCGGTTGGCTTAAGCGTGAGAACGCTCAAGGTCGATGGGCTACTCGTTACTACGACAAGGCGGAAGCTAGTCGAGGCATTACCTATCGCACAGCTCCTAGCAAGGAGAACCGTCGCGGATGGGTAGCACTAGCCACTATTCGTAGCCGTAACGCTGGAGCTGCTATCTACGAGACCGCAGGACGTAAGTCAGGAGTCACAGGTAACTTCACTCCTCGCCTCGGTGGAGACCTTGAGGGTAGAAGCCAAAAGATGACCGGTCGCGCCATGTTCAAGGCGTTCGCTCAGGATCAGGGTAAGGCAACCGCCGGAGTAGTTAAGGCAATCGAGAAGGCGGAAGCCATATATAACAGGAGAACACGATGAGCCTACTGATTAATATAGCCGCTACCTTTAGCGGTAAGAAGGCTCTCAAAGAAGCCCAAAAGCAAGTCAATGTTCTCGAGAGTTCAGTTAAGAAGCTTGGCGCAACCCTTGGCGTAAGCCTCTCAGCAGCAGCGGTAGTCGCATTCGGTAAGGCATCGGTTAAGGCATTCGCAGAGGATGAGAAGGCTGCTACACGCCTTGCAGGAGTCCTAGAGAACCTAGGTCTAGCCTTTGCTAACCCACAGATAGCCGCGTTCATTGAGGACTTGTCTAAGGCTACTGGCGTTGTCGATGATGACCTACGTCCAGCGATGCAATCACTTATTACTACTACCGGCTCACTTGCTAATAGCCAAAAGTTGCTCGCTCAGGCAATCGACATTTCAGCAGCTAGCGGCGTTGATCTAGTTACTGTTTCCAATGACCTCGCCCAAGCCTATGTCGGTAACACTAGAGGACTTCGCAAGTACAACCTAGGACTCACTCAGGCAGAACTCAAGGCTGCTTCATTCGCAGAGATTCAGCAGCGCCTTACAACACTATTCTCAGGGGCGAACGCTAAGTACCTTGAGACCTACGCCGGAAAGATGCAGCTCCTTACCACCTCAGCTAATGAGGCTAAAGAGGTAATTGGTGCAGGGCTAGTCGATGCGCTTACTATCGTCGCTGGCAAAGATAGAGACATCCAAGATTTAGCCGATTCAATGGCTAACGTAGCCACACAGATTAGCAACGTCACCCGTGGCGTTGGACTTATGATTGCAGAGTTTAAGAAGATACCAGGAGCGGGCTTACTGGGAGACGCGTTCAGTGCAGCGGTTAAGTCATCCGGTCTCGGTGCTCTGATTGGTCTAGCAGCTCGTAAGGGTGCTACTAAGCAATCTACCGGCTTCTCATTCTTTGGCTCTCCTATGGAGACCACACAGAACGCCCGTAACGCGGCAGCGGCTAAAAAGGCTGAGGCAGAGGCAGCCAAGCGAGCCAAGGCTATCGTCGATGCCCAGAAAAAGAACACAGCAGAGTTAAAGAAGCAGAGCCTCGCTAAGAAGCAGTCAGCCCTCTTTGACCTTGAGCAGATTCAGATCATTGCAGCTCTTAAAGGCAAGATTAGCGAAGAAGATAAACTACGCCTTAAGCTCCAGTTAGCCTTGCTCACCGAGAATGAGTCAGAGGCAGCTAAACTCTCTAAGCAGTTGGCTATGTCTATCGACTCAACCGGCAAGTTGGCTGAGTACCTTACAACTTTGCCAGATGCTAAGAACCCATTCAAGGGTTGGGACGAGTGGCTTAAGAGCTTCAAGAGCAACCTCTCGACCGTAACAGGTGGAGTTATGACCGATGCCTCTAGCTTCGCCGGAGTAGTCCCTAGTACCAACGTTGCACCAGTTACCGACCCTAACGCGGTTACCGGCTTTGCTCCGGGTGGAGTTACCACCGCTGGCGGTCAAGTCATTAAGGTTGATCTCAACGTCGATGGCAAGACTCTCGCCTCAGTCCTACAGGATGCATCGCTCTCAGGCAATCAGGTTTATGTAGATCGCCTCACCGGACGGTTTTACCAGTGACCTTACCTGCCAATATAGCGGTCTCTTTCGATTTCTCCTCAGGTGCTACATTCGGCTACCCATTTACTATTGGCGACGATAAATATGGAATTATCGGAACTTCGACTTTGGCTTCTTCTGCCGTTCCTAACCCTATTGTCGATTTAACCCCAGACGTTCGTCAAATTACTATTAACCGTGGGCGCAGCATCCAGCAGGATCAGTACATCGCCGGAACTGCCGTAGTACGCGTTCTCGACCCTAACTCATACTTTAACCCTCAGAACGTCTCATCGCCTTACTATGGCTATCTAGTGCCTCTGCGCAAGCTGCGCATCTCAGCAACCACCGGCACAGACCAGCACTTTTTATTCTCTGGCTATACGACCGAGTACCGCTATACCTACGACCAAGCCGAGCAAATGGGCTACGTCGATATTTACTGCGCGGATGCTTTTAGACTGTTCCAGTTGGCTCAGGTGACCACCGTAGCATCAGCTACAGCAGGGCAGACCACCGGCACTCGTATCGGCAAGATTCTCGATCAGATTAGCTTCCCTGCCAATATGAGAACGCTGGCTACCGGTGACTCTCTTTGCATCGCCGACCCGGGCACATCTCGTACCGCCCTAGGTGCGCTTAAGAATGCTGAGTTCTCTGAACAGGGTGCGTTCTTTATCAACGGTTCAGGTACAGCCGTATTCAAGGATCGTAGCGACGTAGTGTCCTCTATCGCTGCTACTCCTATCGAGTTTAACCAGACCACCGGCATCCCGTATAAGAACCTTGTATTCGCCTTCGACGATAAGCTCATCATCAACCAAGCCAGTATTACCCGCTCTGGCGGTACGGCTCAGTTCGCCCAGAATGAGGCATCGGTCATCCGGTACTTCCCTCACGCTTACACGGTGCAAGACTTGGTGATTGATACAGATGCCAACGCCCTTAACATAGCTAAAACCTATGTAGCCACTAGAGCCGAGACCACCATCCGCATCGATGCCATGACTGTTGATCTGCTCGACCCTGCCGTGCCTACTAACACCATGATTGGGCTTGAGTACTTCACTAACTGCAAGATTACTAATATCCAACCAGACGGCTCGACCATTGTTAAAACTTTACAAGTGCAGGGTCTCAACTGGGAAATTACGCCGAACCGGATGGAAGTAACCGTTACAACACTAGAACCTATCGTCGATGGGTTCGTTATTGGAAGCACAGAACGCGGTATAATTGGCGTATCTGCGATGACTTACTAGGAGATAAACAATGGCAGCAGGACTAGGCTATAAGGAGTTCGCTACAGGAGACATCCTTACGGCGGCTGATGCGAACGGCTATCTCGCCTCGCAGGTGGTTATGGTATTTGCGGACGCGGCAGCTCGCACTTCTGCTATTGCTAGCCCTCAAGAGGGAATGATTTCCTACCTCAAGGACACCAATGCGACCCAATACTATTCTGGTTCTGCTTGGGTTGCATTAGGCGGTTCTAGCCCATTAACAACCAAGGGTGATTTATATACTTATTCGACAACAGATGCACGTTTAGGCGTGGGTACAGATGGACAAGTTCTCACAGCTGATTCAACAGCCGCAACCGGCTTAAAATGGGCAGCTTCAAGTTCAACACCTACATTTAAGGGTTGCTCGGCGTATAGAACTACCGGTCAAACAATTAATAACAACACCTCAACCGCCATGTTATTAGATGCTGAATTGTTTGATACAGATGGATTCCATTCAACATCTACAAATACATCAAGATTTACTATTCCAACCGGATTGGGCGGAAAATACGCGGTAGATGCCAGCGTCGCATGGTCAGCAAATGGCAGCGGAAAAAGAATTATTAACATTAGCGTTAATGGATCAGTAGTTGCATGGTCAAACCAAGTAGCTGGCAATTCATCAGTTTTGGTTGGACCTACTATCAGCCGTGTTGTAAATTTATCTGCTGGCGATTACCTTGAATTTTTTGTGTTACAAGATTCCGGTATTAACCTAGCGACTAATTCCGGTTCTGCTGATCAATGGTTTCAGATTACATACTTAGGAGCATAAACATGACGCTATATGATGAAATTATTGCTGCTTTGCCAGAGTTAAAAGATTCAGCTGAGTTTTGGCGCGGTTCTATCAGCCTACGCAATGATGGCGACGGCGATTATATTGAACGATGGGA